CGCCCCCACGAAAGACTGTCGGGCGGAGATTCTTTTTGTTGACGCGTGTTCCTTTCGAGAAGTTCTTGCGACTGGAACGGCTGGTCATTTTTCTTCGTTTCATTTTTCATTCCCGAAGGTTAGAGGATTAAGTAGTAGTCGCCTAGCGGTGACATGTTGTTAATTGTAGTCGTGTGTTGATTTAAATCAACACGTAGTTTAGGTGACATTTTAGTAAAAAGGTGTCACCTAGCACAGTTACATCAAGTATAGGAACTGTGCTTGAGCGAAAAGGTATATTTCGCGATAGATTTTGATTGTCTGGATAAACATGCGGACAAGCCGCATAAGTGATTCTTTGACAAGGGGTTTAAAGTTGCATTTAGAGATAGGAGAGATAGATAAGAGAAAGGCCCCCGAAGGAGCCTTTTTGTAGAACGCTTGTGTTAGCCGTGGGTATTTATGCGTCTATAGGCTCCTGAGGGGCCTTAGGAGAGGCTTTCGCCTCTGGAGTAGGGGTAGGGGTAGGGGTAGGGACTTGCGGCTTAGCAAGACCCATTTTTCGAAGTTCTTCGATATTTTCCGGATTTGAAGTGAATTCAAGGAATTCTTCCGGAGAGTTTTTGAATTTTGCGCGAACGCTTGCAGGTAGTTCTTCGAACATGGTATTAGCGTCGGCGATTATATTCATGGCCTGATGGTAATTGAGTGGATCGATATCCATATACTCAGGCGCATGAGCAGCATAATGATTTATAAGTCCAGTTCTTTGGAACTTGTCCATGATTTTATTGATATTGCATTCATCCCGAAATGATTGTTTGGTCATACCTTGACCCCAATCGGAGATTGAATGCGGACGTTTCGTACTTGTTTTAGATGATTTCGTCATTTTATTTACCTTTTCCAGTCGTTGAACCAACGATCGCCAGGAAAATTTCTATTGAAATTTGACTCGACGGTGTTGGATTTGGTTTTTTTGCCTTTTGGCGGTTCGGCTTCCATTTCTTCTTTGGTTAAACCTTGATTATTCACCATTTTATCGAGTTCTTTGGCGGTTACACCAAGAAGATCGAGTATCATTTTAGCCGCGGGAGATTCTTTCATTCCCTGGGGCAATGATGCCCACATTTCCTTGTAGTACTCAATTGGATTTGTTTCGGCATTGGTTTTTGCCGTTTGGGCGTCTTGAAGATTGATTGATGATTTCATCTGCTTGTACGCAATAGCAGAATTAATACCAGACGCAGCGATATTTTGTGGCTGACCCATCGCACCGCCTGGGGAGCTTGCGCCCCCGTTAGCGGATAGTATTGGGTTAAGACCAGCCTCCCTTAGATCGGCAACTTCACGTTGATGAGCGGTATTAGACATTCGCTCCTGGAATTTCATCTGGTCTTTAGCCATATCTTCCGATGCTTTGGTTTGCTGGTAGGCGCCATACGCTGACGCGGCCCCAGAAACCAAGCCAGAAATAGGGTCGAAGAAATCTCCGACGCCTTTCACAGCGCCGGAGAGCGATGACCCGATATTTTTTACAGCAGAGAATAAACCCATTAGAGTTTACTCAGTCCAGGTATGCCATACATTGGCATCGGGCGAGCACATTGGAGCTTAAAATAAGCATCTAATTTGAAGTGCGGTTCACCTGGTGTGGCAACCACCCGATCAATCGGCGGATTATCTTGTATGAATACATTGCCGAGCTCGGGTAATGTTTCGAAATCCTGGCTTAAATGCCAGATATCCAATGATTCGGGATCGGTCGATCTGAATTTGCCGGTTATCAGACTAGGCTTATATCGATATTCGGCAAATCGTTCCTGGTACCCGAATACCTCGTCGTCGCCCGCATCACCAGCGGCAAAGATTTCTTTATTGAGCACTTCCTGTTCGCCAATGGTAGCAAGCTCGGGCCAGTAGAAGTCGAAACGAGTTTTCCGAGACCAGGAGCGTTCGATACCGCGCTGATAGGTTAAATCTGCCCGGACCGACGCAAGTCCGATAATAATTGTGTGTTCGGTGAATGATTTAGTAAATCCATGTCCGGAGGCAGATAAGGTTCCGATTGCCGCGAGATTGCCTTGCGGTGTGACGTCAGGAACAATGCCGGTAGGCGTAGTCTGCGCAACCGGCGAAATATTGATTGGTGTAGAGCCACCACCAAGATAACCAGGACGTTGGAGGCGAAGATCAGGAGAATTAACTCCGAAATGGGATTTAATAACTTCAATGTATCGAGTTCCACCGCGGGCATCCTTCTCGAAGAGACGTTGAACGGCAATAGACTGCCGAAGTTGGTTGATAGTAGCCGCTGTCGCATCGGAAAGATCGGCATAGAGTTGATTCACTCCTGTACCGACTAGGCCAGAGGCACCTACAGAGGCGGTATCTGCTGTCATGGTATTGAGCGTGCCGTTCACGTCGGAACGCACTGATATGGCAGCACCATCGGGCGCATTATGTGCGATTTCGGCGACCGTACCCAATGGGATGGTAACGGACCCAGAATCTGATTTTTGAGGCCAAGGTAGCGCTGAAGTGAAATAGTCGTGCCGCTTTCCTCGGTTTCTAAGTTGATAAAACGAAGGATTATCAGGACCGTCGGTTTTAAAAATAGCATACGAATCCTGTAGATTTTGATCCCTGAACCATTCGTTAAATATTAAATTATAGGCTCTGAAAGGTAGCGCAGAGACCTGGTACTCAACATTCAATGGTAAACCGAAATAATCGGCGAGGGACCCAGTAGTCCATCCGCCCTCTGGCGCATCTATTTGCGGAACCAAATAGTCGGTTGAGTCGCCAGGATTAACTTGTTCGCCGTTGAATTTTTTCCAGTTATCCCAGACTTGACGAACAGGTACCTCGAAAAAGAAGGTTTCGAAGTGCAAATTATCCATGATCGGCGTAATCGGCGTGTTAAGTCGGGCGAAGAACGACGAGTTAAGGCTGAATGTATCGCCTGGTAAAGCTTCGTCGTAGAAGATCGGGAATAATTTCCCGCCATCAAAAGTTGTTTTAAATCCGTGAGATCGGTCAAAGGCTGACCGTGAGATATTCGGCGCTGGAATCCGCGCGAAATCATGTTGAGAAATGGTTTGCATTTATTTTGCCTCAAGTAGAGTTATGCCAGTAGCGATGGACGTAATCTTATCCTGGGTGATTGTACCGGTTGAATCGTCGTATTGTCCAAGGTTAAAAAGTGTGTAGTCTTCTGGGTGTTTTCCGAATTGATGACCTTCGTCATTGCAGCAGTCTGCAAACGTTCGGAGAGCGCGACCTTCGGCATGATCGAAAAAAGGAGGCGTATAGACTTCGCCTTTTGAGTCGTAGACAGCGTAAATTTTATGTATCATGATTTTCATAGCTCCTTGTAAGCTGTTTAAATTTATGTAATTTGCATTGTTCCCGGACGGCAAGGCGTTCCGGGGTATTTTCTGATAAATGAACCCTTGCGTTCATTTTTCGTTTTCGTTTGATGGCATCGATATCGTAATCTTCGAGCTCCATAACTTTGTCGTAGTACCTGGGGATTTTAATTCGGCGCTTGCGGTGAATTGCGAAGTCGCTGGGGTATAGGTCAGATGCGTAAATCGATAGCCATTCTTTTCCAATAGCTGGTCTAAGTGACATATTGGTGTATTCCGGCTCAACGTGTAGAGGGTTTCCCGTATGTTCACAGGTTTTTTGGTAGTGGTCATCAGCTTTTGGTCCGGTTATTTTCTTGGTGATGTAGCGGGCAGTATAAGCGGCAGTTTCGAATGTTACGTCACCGATGGACGTATAGCCCTTGCCCCAGATTTCATCGAGAAGCGGTGAGTTGTATAAAATAATTCCCTCTGACTCTCGGATCGGGTCCTTGTCTGGGAAGTCGATCCCGAAGAGGCATGCATGATAGTGCGGGCGTGAGAAGTTCTCCCCATATTCCCCGCACATAAAATATTTGATTTTCGTATTGGAGAAGCGTTTCCGTAGGCGTTTCATGAAGTCCTGGAAATGCCATTTTATAAGTGATGAGTCCGCTGGCAGGTGTTCGGGCGAATACGTCAGCGTGATAAAAGAGTTCTGAATATGCATTTCGCTTTCGTGAACGCAACGTATAGCCCACTCGAGTGATCGGTCCAGTTTGCAGCCGATACACTGACCGCACGGAAGGGTTAGAGGTGTCGTTGTTTGCGGGGATTGCTTGAAAGCAATCTTTTTCTTGCCGTTCGAAGTGTTTTCTGTAGTTCGCCAGGCTTTTAAGGGTTTGAAACATGCCATGTTTCATCCTGCTTTACGTACTTTGACTTTAGCGGCCCGGTTCATCCGGCCGAGATACTCGATATAATCGAGCTCAGGCATTTCGACCGTAACCCAAGGGCCACGATCATAGGGGGCTACAGTCGGCCGCCCCCACGAAAGACTGTCGGGCGGAGATTCTTTTTGTTGACGCGTGTTCCTTTCGAGAAGTTCTTGCGACTGGAACGGCTGGTCATTTTTCTTCGTT